GGCAACTTAGATAAACACCACATCGCTGAAATCGTACTTTTATGCAAGGATCTCTTGCACTCAATCAAAAAATAACATATAATTTTGTCACTATACAAATTTTAAATAAATTTAAATGTAGACGCGTATAGTCGACATGCCCCTAGGGACTACATTTATTATATTCTAGGAGGAATATTATGGCTAACACAACTTTTTCGGGACCCGTAAGATCGGAGAACGGATTTAAATTAATAAGTAAAACCGCTACAACTGGTGTAGTGCACGATAGAACTTTTGGTACGCCTGCAAAGGATGCACGAAGATACTATTTAGAAGAAAACTTCAAAAAAAAACCAGGTCTTAATGCGGTTGCTATCATAGACCCTGATGCGGATTCAGCTTCAGCTCTAGCAGCATACGTAATTGCTAACAAAGACTTTGAAACATTAGGTACTAACTACACTACTGCTTTGACTACTTTCGCGGCAACTTCAGCAGGTATTTTAATGACAACAGCAACGGCTGATCAAGACCAAGCTCTTTTGTTGCCACATTTAGATACAAACCAAACAGCTTGGAGCGGAACTAAATGGGGAACTGAAAACCAAGTAGAGTGGGAATGTTCAATTCAGATTGCGCAAACTGACAACGAAAAAGTTTGGGCTGGCTTAAAATTAACTAATGATCAATTAGTTGCAACTGATGATGATCAAGCGTTCTTTAAGTTTGCAACTGATGCTACTAACGGTGAATCATTAACTTCCGCTACAAAATGGAACTTTGTTCACAGCATAGGTGGAACTGATTATATCAGTATACTACCAATTACTGTTGCAGCAAATACACCTTATCATTTCAAAATTAAAATTGATTCAGATAGAAAAGCGACAATTTTTGTAAATGGTATTCAATACAATGTAACAACTACTTCAGGCAGCACAGGTGGTACAGCGGTAACAGCGGTACAACCAGGTAAAGCAGCTGCTAAATCTGCGGCTTTAACCAATGATGTGAATTTAATTCCGTACATTGGAATAGAGAACGGAGACGCTGCAGCAGCAGTACTTAACGTACACTACACAGCAATTAGTAGACACGTTTACGAATAATAAACTTTAAGATGGGGCTTCGGCCCCATCTAGTAATCTTGATTAAGGAGGGATTATGGCAGATACAGTAACAGGACCAACTATCATGCAACAAAATGATGCAAGGGTAGTTATCAAGTATGTAAATCAATCAGACGGAAATGGTGGAACAACAGTTTTTGGCGATGTTTCAGCAATGGAAAAAAATGAGAATGGGGCATCTTGTCTACACTTAGTATTACAAAGAGTTTGGTTTTCATCTCAAGGTGGAGATGGTGGAGATTCTTATGTTCGTATGGATGAAGAAGATAACAATGGTGACATTCCAGTTTTAGGTTTAACGGGAACAGGCTATTGGGATTTTAGAGAATTCGGTGGATTAAAAACTGACAAATCAGCCAACAGTAACCAGAGTGATGTTAATCTTGTAGTTGCAGGTGCCGCAGATGCTGGAAACATGTATACGGTAATAGCAGAATTTAAGAAGCTATATTAGGAGGTAGCCCATGGCGAATACTACTTCCGGAACAGTTACTTTTGACAAAACATTTGCTGTTGATGAGATTATCAATGAAGCTTATGAGAGAATTGGTTCTCAAGTATCTTCCGGTTATCAATTAAAAACAGCAAGACGATCTTTAAATATTCTTTTTCAAGAATGGGGCAATAGAGGTTTGCACTACTGGGAAGTAGGCGATACTAATATTGATCTAGTTGAAGGTCAGGCAGAATATACTTTTTATAGAGCATCGGGCGATGGAACAAGTTCTACTACAGCAGGCGGAACAACTGGAACTTCTACTTATGGCTTGGATGATGTTTTAGAAGCTACACTTAGGTCCGATAAAACAGATACAGATCAATCTGATTCTTCTCTTACAAAAATAGCTAGATCTGCTTATTCAGCATTATCAAGTAAACTTTCTAAAGGAACTCCAGCACAATATTTCGTTCAAAGATTCGTGGACAAAACTACATTTACAATTTACCCAACACCCGATTCAACAGCGGCAGCAAAAGATGTTCACATGTTTTTTGTAAAAAGAATTCAAGATGCAGATGCAACTTATACAGACGCAACAGATGTTCCATACAGATTTGTACCTTGTATGGTTTCAGGACTTGCATTTTATTTAGCACAAAAATTTAACCCACAATTAGTACAACAAATGAAATTGTTGTATGAAGACGAGTTAACAAGAGCATTAGCAGAAGATGGTTCTTCAGCTAGTACTTATATAACTCCGAAGAATTATTACCCGAATATATAATGGCATACGCAAGAGGAAAATACGCACAGGCAATATCAGACCGATCAGGAATGGCTTTTCCATATAATGAAATGGTTAGAGAATGGAATGGAATGTTTGTTCATAAATCTGAATATGAATCAAAACAACCTCAATTAGAGCCAAGACCTCATGGTGGAGATGCACAAGGTTTACAAAATTCTAGAACAGATAGAACAGAAAAAACTGTAGCACAATTATTAATTCCTGATCCATTTACCACGTATGCAGCTTCATCAGGCATTATTAATGTCCATGCACCGAATCATGGGCTAACAAATGGATCAACATACAGATTTAGAGGAGCACCAACAACTTCAGGCACTTATGGTGATCCTGGTAGTTTTGATGGTATAGCAGGATCAAATATTGCATATGCTTCAGGTTATGCTATTACTACAGGTAAGTATGTTAGCGGTGATAGAGACACAGATTTTACAACAGATTGGTTTTATTTTACAGTTAACACAAACACTGCAACAGCAGGTAGCGTGAAAGGAGGAGGGTTTCCGGTTTCAATAGGACCAGCAACTCTTAGTGCATAATGGCAGGATTTACATATTCAACACTTACAACAGCAATTCAGAATTATACTGAAGTTGGAACAGGCGTACTTTCAAGTACAATTACAGATCAATTTATAGATAATTCAGAACTTAGAATTCAAAGAGAAATTCCACTTGATGCAGATCGAAAAGAAATGCTTGGAAATTTAACAGCTTCCAAAGATAATGTTCATGCTCCAGCTGGAACTTTATTTGTTAGAGGAATACAGGTTTATACTTCAACGACTGCTGCAACTGGAGCTAATAGCTGGCTAGAAAAGAAAGATATTAGTTTTTTAAGAGAATATGATGCAGCTGAAACGACTACTGGCACACCAAAATATTATGCTATGTCAGGAGGAGCAGAGGGAAGTGGTGCAACTTCTTCAGGAAGAATTACAATTGTTCCAACACCTTCTTCAGCTTTTATGTACAAAATTCAGTATAATGCTAGACCAACAGGATTGAGTTCAGCAAATACGACAACTTATTTAAGTCTTAATTTTGGCAATGGACTTTTATATGCATGTCTAGTGGAGGCATTTAGTTATTTAAAAGGCCCAATGGATATGCTACAATTATACGAACAAAAATATCAAACCGAAGCACAAAAATTCGGTGGAGAACAATTAGGTAGAAGAAGAAGAGACGATTATACAGACGGCGAACCTCGTATACCCGTTCCTCAACAGACACCGTAAGGAATTAAATTATGGCAACATTAACAGTAACAGTCAAAGAAGCAATCACTCTTAACAACATAGATTATGGATCGGAAAGATCTTTAGATATTTCTAGTGTTAATGAAATTACAAAAAGAGTTGTAACCGCATCAACAACAGAATGTGGATTAATAGGATTTATATCAGCAATCAGTGGTGTAGGTGTAACCGCTAATAAAGTTGGTTATGTTGCAGGAATGTTTGATGATGGTGATGTTAGATATATTAGAATTACAAATTTAGATTCATCAAATCATATTATGTTAACTTTTAGAGATGAAGATAACACAGAATTTAGAATGAAAGTAGATGCAGGTCACTCGTTTATTTATCCAGGTGATAATAGCGGTGGCGTTGTAGATACAATGAAAGCGGCAGGATCAGCTTTAGCTTCAGGTCTTTCTGACTTAGTAGATATTACAGTTGATACAGATACAGCATCTTGTGATGTTGAGGTATTTGTAGGGAGCGCTTAATGGCATCGTCATATACGGTATTAGGTACAGAAAAAATGGTAACTGGCGAGAACGCCGGTAACTGGGGAACAAAAACTAATACCAATTTAGTAATTTTAGAACAGGCTTTTGGTGGTTATCTTTCAAAATCCATAGCGGGTGGAGTACAAACAACCACGTTAGCTATTACTGATGGGGATTCGACAGCATCAACTTCTGAAGCTCGTCATCATGTTATTAAATTAACAGGAACCATTACAGGAAATCAAACAGTAACTGTTCCCGCTGACGTAGTAAAATCATACATTGTTTCAAATGCAACATCGGGAGCTTATACTGTTTTATTTAAAGCGGCTTCAGCATCCGGATTTACTTTTGCTGCAACCAATAAAGGTACACAAATTTTATTTGCTGATGGGACTAATATCGTTGATACAGGTATCTCGTCTGTTGGATCAAACGACTTAGATGGTGATGAATTAATTTTAGATGCAGATGCTGATACAAGTATTACAGCAGATACTGATGATCAAATAGATATTAAAATTGCAGGCGCTGATGATTTTCAATTTACAGCGAATACTTTTACTGCACAAGCAGGTAGCACAATTGCTGCGCAAGCATTAACTGCTACTACAGTAACAGCTAGTGGCATTGTAAAAACAGACGACACTACTGAAGCAACTTCTACAACTGATGGTTCATTACAAACTGATGGTGGATTATCTGTAGCAAAAGATGTGGTACTAGGTGATGATCTTAAATTGTTAAGTG